AGTGTTAAAACTTCCCATCTTTTAATTTGTGTTTGAGTTATACTTCTATTTATTTTTGTTCTGGAAATTTGCCCTCGCGTGCCTTCTGTGCAAAGTAGTCATCAAGGAACTTATCATCAGAACTACCGCTACCGCCACCATTGCGAGGAACTGCCCCATCTCCTCGTAAGGTCTTGTAATTAGCGTCGTATGCTTTGAGATAACCTTCTGTAAGCTCGTCAACGCTCTTTTCAGCATCTACACTCTCACCTTTAAAGGTAAACATCAACACAGCTTCGTCAGTAGCACCCTTCATCTTCATTGCAGACTTAACGGCATCAATCTTAGATTGCAACTGCTTCTCCTTGTCTTGGTCGTCAAGTTTCTTCTGCATGGCCTCAATCATAGCCATCATCTTTGCCATGTCCTCGTTAGGCTGAGGTTCTACGGGCTTGTCTGCTGGCTTGTCAACTGGTTTATCCACTGGCTTGCCATGTTGCTTCTCCCATTCAGCTTGTGCCACCTTAACTCTGTCGGCTACATCCTTGTTCAGTTGCCCCTCAACAGACTTTAAGATGCCAATGTGTAGTTGATAAAAGGTGTCGTTCACCTGTGCGTCATCCGTAATAGAAGGGAAAATATTTCCCACATACTCACTTACGGTTCTCTCAGATAGACTGGTTGTTCCAAGTCGTTTCTTTAGTTCGGATAAGATTGTTTCTTTTTCCATATTTACTATTTATGTTAATAAAAAAAGAAGCCCCGAAAGGTATGGTGTACCAATCGAGACTTCAAGCCTTCTATTCCCAAATGTTAGCAGTAACGTCAGATTTCTACTCTGTATCGCTCACCGCAATTCTTGCATTTTATCCATATCACACTACCACTCTTTTTCTCTACTTCGAGCAGCTTATGACCTCTCGGACATCGTATATCATAAATTGGCGTGCCGTATATTCTCATATACTCATCCTTAGTCGGGGCTATGGATATTTTGCTCATATTCTTTCTTTGCCGCAAATATAATACCTTGATTTCAAACAACAAAATTATTTTAATTAAAAAATAACTTTAATAAAAACTTTTAATTGTTTTGTTATCAAACATATAATACATATATTTGTAGCGTTTAATTTTAATAGGGTTACAAATCCACTTAAAGGTGATATAACAACACCTTTGGGTGGGTTTTTGTTTTATGTACGAAAGAGAAATAAATACAGTTAACGGAGATAATGTACTGTCATACGAGTACATCGAAGCACTACGAGCGGCAAACAAGGGGAGAAACAACCCAAGACAAATTATAGCGCAACGTGGTTGCCAAGAAAAGTTCCTGTCAACGGCTGCCGATATTACCATATTTGGCGGTAATCGAGGCGGGTCTAAAAGTTTCTCGCTACTCATGGAGTCGCTTAAAGATATTAGCAACTCATTCTTTAATGCTACTTTGCTCCGTAAGGAAAAAGACGACTTGTTAGACCTCATCAACACATCATATCTGCTATACTCTCAACACGGCACATACAACAAGTCCATCAACGACATGACGTGGAACTTCGATAAAGGCGGAAAACTAAAATTCTCATACTACTCCGATTCATTCGAAGATTTCAAAAAGCGTTTTCAAGGAAAGCAATTCAGCTTTATAGGAATAGATGAGATAACGCACTGTACATACGACAAGTTCAAGTACCTCATCACATGTAATCGTAACGCATACGGCATACGAAACCGATTCTACGGCACTTGCAACCCAGACCCCGATTCGTGGGTGCGCAAATTCATAGACTGGTGGATAGGCGAAGATGGATTGCCCATACCAGAGCGCGATGGCGTAATACGCTACTGCTTTATGGATGGCGACACACCCGATAGTATATACTGGGGCGATACACCAGAAGAAGTGTACGAGCAATGCAAGAACATCATCGACCCATTGTGGAACGACGCATACGCAGAACTCGGATTCAACAAGATTACCATGTTCGTCAAGTCAGTAACCTTCATTCGTGGTAAGCTCGAAGAAAACATCGCACTCATATCATCCGACCCCAATTATGTGGCCAACCTTGCACAACAAGACGAGGAACAACGCTCACGCGACCTCGAAGGCAACTGGAACTTCAAGGCCACTGGCGACGACATCATCAAGATGGCCGATATGGAAAAGTTCTTCGAAAAACCACAGATAGTAGGTGGAAAACGCAGAGCATCTTGCGACATCGCCTTCGAAGGTGGCGACTCACTCGTCATGTGGCTATGGGTAGGATGGCACATACAAGACATATTCGTATGTCGAGCAGATGCTAAGAGCGCAATAGATTCCGTAAGGGCAAAACTCAGCGAATGGGGAGTGCTCGAAGAAGATTTCACATACGACCTTAACGGACTGGGGCAAACATTCAAAGGATTCTTCAAACGTGCCGTACCATTCAATAACCGCGAAGCAGTAGATGTAAAGCTGAAATACGTGTACGACACAATCAAGTCACAATCAGCATACCTCTTTGCACAAAAAATCATAGCAGGAGAAATATCCATCAATCCGCGAATACTCGACAACAAATATTCAGGAAAGGGATTCGAAAACGTACCATTAAGGCAAATCTTAATGAAGGAGAGAAAATGTATCCGTGCAGACGAGAACGCTTCCGACAAAGGCTTCTGTCTTATCAAGAAATCCGATATGAAGAAAATCGTAGGACACTCGCCCGACTACATCGAATCGCTATTTATGATAATGATATTCGACATAAAGAGAACCAAACACAACAAGCCAAAGGGAATACCAAGGCTAATTAGAAATCCATATAGTTTTTAAGACATGAACACAAGAGACATCAAAACAAAAAAGCCATGGCGCAGAGTAATGCCGATAGGATACCTCGGACATGGCACATTCGTAGGAGCAAACATACCAAACGCCCCAGACGATAACATCACATCGCGTATAGTTACGCAAGAGGACTTCCTACGCGAATACTACCCATCTGGTCACGCTATCAACGACCCAAACGTATATCCCGACATATACCGCGAAGAGATAGTGCCAGTATATAATAACGATGGCGTACAAACCGACACGCAACGAAAGGTATATAAAGAAGAAGTACCAAGATACGCATTTGCCTTCCAACGTGTCATCACAACAAAGCAAATCGTACACCTCTGCGGTAACGACATTCAGTTCGAGATAAACAAAGAGAGACCATCTGCCGAAGAAGAAAAGTCATTCAACGCCTTCCGCGAGGGATGGATGGACAAAGACATGGAAGTACGCTTCTACGAGCTGGCCAAGAGCGTAAAGATTACGGGCGATGGTGCAGTAGTAGGCTATATAAATAATGGAAAGTTTGGCACAATGTCACTATCATTCCTCAATGGCGATAAGCTATACCCACACTACGATTCTATTACAGGCAAGCTGCTCTATTTCGCACGAGCATACAACGACTACGACGAAGATGGCGAAATCATGGTAGAGTGGTTAGAAGTATGGGACGATACAAACCTATACCGATACAGACGCACTGGCGAGGCATACAAGAACACTATCGACAAGATACTATCCTTCTTCAATATGGAAGGCTACAAGAAAGTGTACGAAAAGCCACACGGATTCAAGTCAGTACCAGTTGCCTATCATCGCGACGAAGATGGAGCATGTTGGAGTGCATCACAAGATAGCATAGATGGATACGAAATGTCATTCTCACAAATGGCACACAACAACCAAGCATACGGAGAGCCAATCCTCGTACTGCAAGGCGAAGAGGTTGAAGCCAGTCACGACATATCAGGTTCTATCAAGATGCTCACAATGGGTAGCGAAGATAAAGCATCATACCTATCATCGCAATCCGCATCAGAATCATATATGCGTCAGCTCGACACACTCTACAAGATGATTTACGAGCAATCCTTCACAGTCATTCCGCCCGAATTAAAGGCAGGAGACCTCCCGGCGGCAGCATTGAAGATACTATACTCACCAGCATACGAGAAAGCCGTAAACGATGCAGCAGAGTATCAACAAGTGCTCAACGACCTCGTAGATATTTTCGCCTTTGGATACGGCATGGAAGCACAGATGCAAAGACAATTCCTTGCATTGCCTATGAAGTGGTGGATAAAGCCATACGTGCATCAAAACCTCAGTGCCATCGTATCAGACCTCGCCATAGCCGTACAAAACGGATTCTGCTCTAAGCAAACCGCGTCAGAGCGCATATTAGAGTACACCACAGTAGGCGAATGGGAAAGAGTGATGAAAGAGGCAAAAGAGCAACAAGAAGCCGATATGCTATTCGAGATACGAAGCAAGCAACAACCACAAAAAGACGATAATATCATCAAAGAATGAAGCCTACAAGCAAAGACATAACAGAAGCAAAGGAGTACCTACTCAAAAGACTACGTGCAGAGCAAAGCATCGTACTACATACAAATAAACTCATAGACGAAGCCGTAAAAAAGATTATAAACCTCGCCTATACATACCACGTGCCAGCAAACATGTTCTCTTTTGAGTACGACCCTGCGCTTTCGTTAGAAGTAGATTTCATTATCAACAAACTCATAGACACATTAGAGGAATATACCTACGAACTCGCTACATACACCAACAAGGAAACCGAAAAGATTCTCCAACCTTATATATATAGGAGCATCAACGGAAAAACGCTTACCTAAAGATTAAACGAAAAGAAAACCACATTCAAAA